AATTGGTTGTTTAGTATGTTGTCTATTTCTTCTTTTATTATGTCGTTTGTGTCCTCTGGTAATTTTAAATTAATACCAGCCTCTATTTTCTTTACAAGCTCCCCATCATTATAAATACAAATAGTAGGTATATAAACTATTTTATTTTTGTCAAATATCTTTGAGTGTTTACTCATATAGAATAAATGAGTATTATAACTCTTATACGCTTTTAGTGATATTTCACTACTTTTTGTGAACTCAGCACTAAACTGAACTATTGATATACCATCTTTATAATCTTGAGCTTGTAAGGTTAAACAAAATAAAAAAAATAAATATCTCATTTTTCTTTAGTTATCTCATACAATCTAGTTTCTAACAACTTAAGTGTTTCTTTCATTTCTTTTACATCTTCCTGAGTTGTCATAATAGTTTTGCGTATTAATTCATCTTTATATCTAAACTCTGTTGATGTTACTTCTGGCTGTGGTTCAGTCATAGCTAAAGCGATATCTGATTTTAATGTAAAGTATATTGTAGCTAGACTAACTGTAAAAGAAATAATAATACCTATTGTCTTTAAATCTAAAGTAAGTTTAGTGTTTTCGCTTAATTCTGTTGCCATTACATTTTTAGTTTTTCTAAAAAGCTATTCCACTTTAAAATTAACCATATTTTAAACTCTTCTATTTTATTAGCTAAGTATCTTAATCCTTTAATCATATTTTATAATTTATTTGTTTGATAATCTATTCCGAAAAAACTATGTACACCATTACCATCTGTAACTGCAACAGCGTATGACTTCCACCCATAAGGGTGATCTTCTATATCTTGCCACATAATATCAGCGTGGTATTTATTGCTGAGTACTGCTTCTTGTTTATCGCTTCCCTCTTCTAGTACAATATTACCTAATCTAACAATAGCTATATATTTAGCTGTTAAGTTTTCTACCTTAGTGTCAAATTGCTCTTTATCGTTAAACTCGTATTTTGCCCACTTTTCCATTAAGTCATTATTACTTTTTTTACATTACCATTACTTACTGTGTAGGTTGTTGGTATGCTAGTTATTGTATTAGTTGTATCATTTGAAAATGTTTCTACTATTTTTGTAACACCTGTTGGAGTTGTAACATTACAAGTTTCTGCATTTCTAGTTGTAGAACCAGCTGCAATATTAGGTATGTAGCTTGTTACAGTATTGGACTGCTCAAATTGTAAACCCCAAATAAACATAGAAGATTCATCTCCTGTGTAACTTGCGTCTGATGTACCTTGTTGTAATTGAACAAATACAACCCCAGATGTAGTACCACTAGCTACTGCTGTAAGACCTATTCTATACCAGCCATTTGGATATGTTTCAAACAACTGAACACTCCCTGTAACTGCTTGTGTATCTAAATTGAAAGAGCCACTTACACCTAATAAACTTCCAGCGTTGATAAAAACAAATCTACTAGCACTATTTTTTTTAACAAACATACTTAAAGTATAACTACTACTACTTATTACTACAAGTGAATTACTTTGAAATTTATGTTTGCCTGTGCTTGTATCTTCTTTAAACTCCATAGCATTATATACTCCAGTTGGAGCTATTGCTTTGTTATTTGTTAGAGTTGCACCTGTCAAAGTTTTACCAGTAGATAATTCAGAGTATGTGTGTGAATTTGTACTAGCTGATTCTAGTAATAAATTAGGACAATCGCTATTTAACCAATTTAATCTCGGTACATTTGTTGCAACTGTTTCTATTAAATTATCCTTATTAACTTTTGTGGCTTCGCCAGTTCTAGCAAATGTAAAATCTCCACTACCATCATTAGGCAATATAGAAAATACTTTTGCTGTATTATATCCACTAGGTATTAAAGCTAATTTAGGATTGCTCATCTTTTTTTGGTAAACTTTAGTTAAGTATTTTTATAATTTGTTATTTGCATTCAAGCGTTTTCTAAAGCTGTTACTTTAGCTGATAAGTCTTGAATTGCTTTAACAAGTACAGGAATTAATCTTCCGTAAGTTGCTTCAAGCTTTTCAGGATTAGAATTATAAACTAATTGCGTAAACTCATTATCTACTGATTGCAGTTCTTGTGCAATAAATCCAATATCTTTTTTACCTTTATTACTACTAAAAAATTCTTCTCCATCTTTGTTTGTTTCTGCTCTGTTATCCCAGACAAATTTTCTTGGTTTTAAAGAATCAACAAAATCTAATCCATAAGGTAAATCCTCAATACTTGTTTTATCTCTTTCATCTGATAATGCTGTTATGCTTGTTACTTGACACCTTAAAGCTGAAACACTTGAGTTTCCTAAAGTAACCTCATTTGAAGCAGAGGTAGAGCTTTCGATTGCAGAATAACCAACATTTGTAATATTAGAGCCATTACCACTAGATCGACCAGTTGAACCACCTAAAGAAGTTCTTTGAAATCCACTAACTGTTCCATCGTCGGCTTGATAACCTATTGCAGTATTCTGAGCAGCAAAAGTTTGATTTTGAGATGATAATGCCTCATAACCTATTGCAGTATTTCTATCTCCACTTGTTTCTGCACCTAAAGCACCATATCCAACAGCTACATTATCATTTCCATCAAGGTTAGCATCCATAGCAGTTGATCCTATCACTACGTTGTCATTACCAGTAGTTAAAGCATTTGCAGCTCCCTCTCCTAAAACTGTGTTATTTGCTGGGTTACCACTTAAACCACTTGGAACATTAGAAACATACACCGAAGTACCATCAACTAAACAGTCAGAAAGACCATTTAAATCTGATGCACCACCTCCACCAGTTAAGTTAGTTGGTGTTATTCTAACATTGTCTGTTCCGTCATAACCTACAACGAAATCAACATCAGACGCTGAGGTTTTTAAATCAAATTCACTAAATTTTTTATTTGCCATTTTATTATTTTTATGTTGTATTTAATATTATATATTCGTTTTGTTCTGTTAAAAGGAAATCTCCATTTTCTGCTAATATTTCACTAAATTCAGTTGGATCAACAAACTGCTCATATACATTACCCCAGCCTATGGTGTTGTCAATAGCACCTTGACCCCAGTAAGTAGTTTCATAAATTTTACCAAATCCCATTTATTTATCTTTATATGTTTTGTAGCATATCGCTACTGCTTGTTCTCTATTGTATTCCTTTTTCATTTCTGCTACACACCGAATCATAAAATCTTTCTGCTTCTCTTTCGCTTTTGGTTTTGGTATCGGCATCTATGTAATGTTTTAATTTAATTATGTTTGTTTCTTTTACTTTATATTTCATAAAACCCACCCTTTAAAGGTTGTATCTGTGTCTGGACTTATGTCCTCATCTGTGTTAGTGTTATACTCTGGAAATAAATCATTGTGAAAACTTAAATAATCTACTAATCTTGTTGAATAGTAATTTGCGTACTCTCTAGCTTTTGCTACTAAATAATCTACTTCGTTTTTATTAACTGTTTCTGATTGCTCACTTGTACCTTTTAAAACTCCTTTTCCTGTAATTTTATAAGCTGCAAATGGTATATAATTCATTTGAGCAAACCAAATTAAACAGGGTTGAATATATGAATTTGTTAAAGTCAAATAATTACCAGCTAAATTACCAGCAACAATATGACCACTTATTTTGTTGTATAAGTCTGTACCTAATAAATTCTGGATGTCGATTTGTTGAGCCACCTTAATAAATTGTATAAATTTATCTGTGTCGGTATTTCCGTCAATTATAGAATTTTTTACTAAATCTGTTCTATTTATAAATAATGCTGTCGCCATAATTAATTCTTAAATCCTATTTTATTCCAATATGCAGCTGTATAACCTTTATATGGCATATCTTTAGGTGCAACTGGTACTTTCTGAGCGTTTGCCTCTGGTTTAAAACCTCTTGATCTTGCCTCTGTTGTTGTAATTGCATCTCCTAAACCTTTTGCACCATCTTTACGTACATATGTCTTTCTTAACCATTTATGTTGGCATCTCGCACCACCCTTATATAGCCATATAGAATATGTATCACTACCACCTTTACCAAAACCAGCATTAACTACTTTTGTGTCCATAGAAATAATATCCTCTTTTCTATATACCTTTTTAGCATCTACCATTTTTTTACAAAACTTTCTTGAGTTTGCACTATATCTTTGTGGGGAGTACATATATCTTACTAAAAATGTATTACCCTCCTCAGCTTCTTGTTTGCTTTCTCCATCTTGTTCACTTTCTCTAAATGGTGTAGCTTTACCTGTGCTTACAAACTCCCATATCTTAGCAAGTGTGCTTTTTTCTTTAGGCTTGTTTAAGTCTGTTATTACCTCGTCTAAGCCATCTTCTTCGTCATAGTTTACCTCTCGCTCATCCATAACTTGAAAGTCGCTTAAAAGCTCTGTTTCGTCTTGCCCCAAGTCAATTAAAGCATCTGCTATTTTAATACCTAAATCTTCTGGTAATTCCTTAGCTAACTTTACTCCTGTTTCTTCTTCTTTTGTTTCTTCGTCCTCTACGTTTTCTAAGTCTGTAAACTCTAGTGGTTGTAAGGTCTTAAAGTATAGTTTTAAGGCAATATTATTGTAAGCTAGTATATCATCAAAAGCATCTATCAAAAGGTGCTGAAATGGTCTAATAACTGTGTTATCCATTAATGTACTTGCAGTTTGTAATTCCTCTGCGTTGTTTCCTAATCCTGTACTGTCCTTAATACCTAAAAGCATAGGACTTACTACCCTGTGAGCTACCATTATCTTTTTACTACTTTCATCTGATAAGAATTGATATTGGTTATGCGCATCACTTAATTGTATAGGCTCTATTTGTGCAGCACTCTCGGCATTGTCGTTAAAAGCTAGTATAAATTTACCAGCATTACTACTACCACTAAACTTTTGATATATTCTATTCTCTAGCATTTGTCGTTCCTCAGCGTTTGGAGTGCCATTGTTAAAGTTAATTAGCATACTTGGTGCTAAACCATTAAGAATGTTGTTTAAGTGATAGTTGCTTATTTCTTCTTCTAGCTCACTATATTGTAAACCACCTTGATAGTCTGGACTACTATAATACTTATATCCAGCTCTGTAAGGTTTAACGTATAGTATTTCTATGTTTTCTTTAGAAAATCCAAAAGCTGGTATTCTTTTTAGCTCAGTTCTCGAGTTAACCTTTAGCCAGTTATCAGAATAATAGTACGCTTCAATCTCACCTTTAGAATTGCACTTCTCAGCTCTTAGGTTTTCTACTGGTATGTGTTCTACTTGAGCGATTGTTTTTCTGTCCTTAGAGTAAATTACTTGCATAGCACATTGACCCATAAGTTTCAAATCATAGCATAGCTTTCTTACACAATCTTTGTGAAATAAAGTGATCATTTTAGCGTATGCTTCTGGCTTTCTATTGCTATCTAAAGCATCTAATCCTTTTCCATAAATCATCTGGCTTACACCATTAATGATAGCGTTGTTTGTTGGACTTCCGTTGTATCGGTCTATTAAGTACCCAAAATAATTATTATCACTTCCATAAGCTACCCATTTTTTGTTAGATTTCTCTACAATCTCTGGACTGGTGTAAGTGCTTAAATTAACTATTCTTAAATCATTCATAATATAATGTAATCGTTATCAAAGCTATCCTCTGTGGTGTATTCTCCACTATTTACAGAATAGTAATCATTGTTAGTTTGGTTTACTGTCTGGTCTGTACAAAACACTTTATCTTTGTATATAACAGCAGCACCATTTTTTACTTCTAAGGTATAAAAATCGCCCTCAGTTAAAGTACCAAAAGCAGCAACAAAAGACATATAATTTCCATCTGTTGACCCTGTTGGTGTAATACTTACATTAGTTCCTGTGCTTTCACTTGTTAGATTTACAGTAATCGCACCATTAATAAATTGACGAGGTATAACCTTAAAAGTCTTATCGCCATTAGTTCCTATTAACTTCATACTAATATATAAACAAATATAAAATATTTTGCATAAAAAAAGCCACCCCCTTTGAGATGGCTATTTCTATTTATGTCGTCAACCAAAACAGACATAGGACAAATATATAAAATATTTTTTAATTATCCTAAGCTGGAGTAATTGGCGTAGCAGAAGCTATATCTGGCTCAGTACAGAAGAACGGAGGAAATACCTCTGTTGCAACTGCTGTTAAAGTAAACCCTTGTAAATCTCCAGCAGCAGCACCTGTTACGATTGTACCACCAGTAATTTCTGCACCATTATCTCTACCCATTAGTAATCTTTTAGTATTACCTGCACCATCTGGGTACAATTCTACTACATAGTGAGCTCTACCTCTGTTAAGAAGTTTAATCTCCTCTTGTGTAGCTACATCTAAAACTTGAAAAGTTACATTTAAAGTACTTTCGTAAAAAGTAGTACCATTCTCTCTTGATGAGTTTACTACTGTTTCTAAAGATGATTGCCCACCTTTTACCTCAAACTTAAAAAACTCAGCAGAGTTATCAGTTGGTAAGGTTATAGTACCACTTGAATCGCCTAAAGCAGCTACAACAGCACTAAAATCTAAGATGTAAATATTTTTAATTCCAGCAAAGGCAGTCTTACATCCAACCCCTCTACCTTTTGTTATTGCACAA